GTAGCGCGCCTTAGTGCTGGGTCGCGTGGGCTTTGGATCTCGGACGTATCGACTGTGGGCTTAATCCCAGGCGCGTAATCCATGTTGACATCCATGGTGTCGAGAATCTTCTCAGAGATATCCTTCAGATCGCGGTAAACCATGTCCTCATTGTCTCCGAGGCCCTTTGACATGCCAAGCATCATGAACTTCGCGACTTCGGCGAACTTCCTTGAAGGAGAGTGAATGCCGAGGAAGCTCTTGACGGTATCGAGACAGCTACTCGCAAGGTTACGCATGACGTTAAGGACTGCGTTCTTAGCGTTGTTGATGCCATTCTTGATACCGTCAATGATGTTTCTACCGATCGACATGGCGTGAGATCCGATGTCACCGGCAACATTGTTGATGTCGCCGAAGATGAAGTTCTTGATACTATTGACCAGCTTATTAACTGCTGCCTTTAGCTCGGGGCCACGCTGATCAATTGCGTTCGAGAATGCATTGATAAACGTAATAAGAGCGTTGAACGCCGCGTCGATGATTCCAGCCGCCATACTAGCCATACCGGTCAACCATGCATTAATGAGATTAACTCCGGCTTCGACCATCTGTGGGATGTTCTCGGCAAGTGTATTGATGATGCTGATAACCAAATTCAGAACGAATTGGAGTACCAGCGGAGTCAATTGCTGGAGGAAATCAAGAATCGAGGTTAGCCAGGAGAGCAGGTGAGCTGCGAATGTAGGCAGGTATCCATCGATAGCGGCGAGCACCATATCGAGAATCTCAAACAGCCTCGTGAGGATCGTAGGTAGGTTATCTACGAGCTGATCCAATAGGCTTACCACGAGCCCGAGAGCGGCCCCGATCAAACCTGGTCCCTGTTCGGTGATGATACGGATCAGTTCGATAGCGAGCTGCCTAACGCCATCACCCAAGACCTTGATAAGTTCGACAAGAGCCGGACCGAGGGCCTTAATCATGGCCTTCAGAGCCTTACCAAGAGCTGGGGCTGCGTTTCGAACAGCATTCGCTACACCTACCAGTGCTGCCTCAATTGCCGGGGATGCTGCCGCGATGATGGCTGCACCAGCTGCAATACCCGACGCGATGGCCACCATACCAGTACCGATAGCTGGTCCCGCCATACTGATCACGCTGATAAATGCCGTAAAGGCCATCACCAGAATGGTAATGCCAGCTAGAACTCCGACTACGGTCGCTCCGATAGCAGCGATAGCAAGCGCGAGAGCAAGAAGCCCTGGAGTCACAAACTGTGCGATCGCAGCTGCACCTAGCAGAATAAGCAGACCACCAGCCAGACCGAGCAGTGCAGTACCGATCTGCTCCATACTCATGCCTCCGATAATGGAAAGCGCACCAGCTAGGAGTAGAACTGCGCCAGCGAGCAACGCAACTGCACCAACACCTTCTAGAGAAGCTTCCGCGGAGTTTGCGGCATAGACGAGGCCTGCGATTACAAGACCCAGTCTAAATACAGCGCTAAGGTAATCGCCCCACGACATACTGGCAATCTCTTCCAGTGCCTTAGCTGCGATAAGCATGGCACCGGCCATGATAACCAAACTAAATACTCCGGTTAGAGATTTCACCTCGATGTTGTTCACGGTTAGCACCATCATGACCATTACGGCCGCCATTCCGAGGATACCTTGAATCAAGGTACCCGTTGGAATCGTGCCGAGTAGTGCCACAACACCAGCCAGAACGGCGATAGCCCCCGCGAGCTGGTTCAGTACCACTGCAGTGCCGACCATCTGCCCCAAGGAGTCCTTGCTGTCATCAATGTACTTGACGAAGGCAGCGATACCGGCCATTAGCAGGCCGACTGCGATCAAGCCTTGGGTGATTACTCCCGTGGGAAGTAAGCCAAGAAGCGCAACCGGCGCGACCAATAGGTTAATTGCGACTGCCATCCCTAGTAGCGCTGCTACACCGGAGACCATCTTCTTCTCTTTGGAGGCCAGCTTATCGACTACCCTCGCCATACCCTCGACCATGAGTCCGATGGCGATAAGACCCTGTCCGAGGGTCTTAACATCCATGGATCCCATGATAGCGACTGCGATAGACAGCACGAGTAGTGCGCCACTAAGCATGAAGAGAGCCCCAAACAGAGCACTCATCTTCTTAAGGTCAGTCTTGATCGCAAACAGGCTATTTAGAGCAGTAGTAAGAATCTTAGCCAGGACCCCGATAGCGATTGCGCCTTGAATTAGCTTGTCTGCCGGGAGCATAGCCAAGATGAATAGCGCTCCAACTAGAATCAAGATGGAGACGGCAATATCTCGCAGTGTCTTAGCCTTGATGGCTTCAGTCAGCGAGCTAAGAGCAGTCTTAAGCTCGCCAAACACACCGCTGATCTTACCCATAAGGCCGCTCGCTGAGTCGGTAATACTCTGGAACCCACCAAGTAGGTTCTGAAGAGTCTTGAAACCCATAGCAAGACCGCCACCAAGAAGAGCACCGCTTAGGATGTCACTCAGCGACATTTTCTTCAGACTATCGCCTAGGCCGATCCAGAAACCATAAATCATATCCCCGACGTTTTTTAGGGATGTTCCGATGTTCTTCTTGAATGAAGCGAATGCATCAGAGCTGGCCGCGAAGTCCTTAATTGCACCGAGACCTGACGTGAGTCCACCAATCAGAGTCGAGATCGCAGTCATAGCCGCTGTAGCTAGAGCTGTGAAACCCTTAGCTACCGATACTAGGACGGCGCCTAGAATACCGAAAGCATCGAATGCGCTTCGAACCGTCTGTGCGAACCCACCGAGAACCTTATTAAGTGTAGATCCAGATGTAGAGACCCCCTCAAGGATATTATCCTTGATATTCTTCAGTGTCTGTCCGAGCTTTCCGAATAGATCCACGACAATTTCGATAAGATCGCCCAGAGGTCCGAACGAATCGATCATCGTCATGAATCCGTTAGAGATTCCGGAGAACGCCGAGCTGAAAGTCAGTCCTTCGCCGATGCGCTTAAAGCCGTCACTAACTGCTTGGCCGAAATTCTTGACAGCGTCGACCTGAGGACCGAAGAAGTCAGCGATAACATCCCCAACTTCTTTAATCTTTTCGCCGAACCTCTTGAAGGCTTCCGAGACAGATTTGATGGTTTCATTCCAAGCTAGGAGTAGACCGGGCTTGGATTCTTCCCAGAAGCTGCCGAGAGCCTTGGATGCGTTACTGACTGCTGCCCCTAGACCCTTACCGAGGTTCTCGGTGATCGGCTTTATGGAATCACCGAAGGCCTTGACCTTCGCTGACCACTTAGGTCCGATCTCCTTAGCGACACCTTCCATAGTCTTATAGAAGGAGATACCCCAATCGGTCACGATCCTGGTGATCTTACCGAACGGGCTAGACGTGTCGTTTAGGAATGCCTCGAATGATCCGCCGAGTCCGGTAAGGCCTCCGATGAGCGGCCCGAATACATTCTTAGCGGCATCCTTAAGAACGCCGAAGAATTCTCCGATAGGAGGTAGGACGGCTTCAATGACTGTTCGGATTCCATTGAAGAATGGGGCGATTGCTACGCTCGTAAGCTGGACGAACCAGTCCGCAAGAGACTGAACCCAACCGACTACAGTGTTAAGGATAGACCCGAGAGCTCCGAGAATGTCAATGCCCCCGGTCATCTGGCCGAACCAGTTGGCGAAGACATCAATGATCTCGGAGATCTTACCTCCTACTTGTAGCAGGGGCTTGACTAGGGCTCCGATAAGGATCAGACCGATCTTGATAGCGGCGACGACCACTTGACCGATCGCTACTCCAAATCCGAGCAGAGCCTTCACTACTGGCCAGATGATTTGGGCTACCATTTTGAAGATTCGGCCAATGTCTGAAGCCATCTGGTCCGACATGATCAGCCAGTTGGCGATTTCATGGTGGAGGAACTTCGAGAATTGGAATAGTGCTGCGCCAGCATCACCGGTAAAGACATCCTTGACTGCCTTACCAATTGCAATGAGTGGCTTTGACACGGCCGTCCAAAGATCTCCAAGAGCGTACCACCACTCATACCATCCGCCGAGCTCGTCCCAACGATCCAGGATCCCCTGCATAGCATCGAAAAATGCGCTGATGCCACCATTGACGACGTCACTGACGCCAGTCCAAAGGGTACGAGCTCGTTCGAAGTCACCGAAGAAGGTTCGGAATAGAGACGCCCAACCAGAGCCCAGAGACTCCGCGACCGTGTCCATGAGCTGAGAGAAAGTCTTAACCTTCGTAGCCGCATCGTTTGCGGTCTCCGCGAGCTTCATGATTTCTTCGGTCTGCGCTTCGGTGTAGCCGGCGTTCAGGAGCTGTTCTTTAGAGAGATCGCCAGTGTACTGGGCGAGTGTCTCAATCATGATCTCCGAGGTAAGCCAACCATCAGCAAGGGAGTTCCTGAACGAACCCTTCTTTTCGATGATCTCATCGACCGCGACACCATAGGTTCGAGCGGTTCGCTTAAGCGATTCCTGGAACTGTTCACCGCCCATACCGGCGTTAACGATAGAGTTCCAGTCCTGCAGCTTCACGACACCTGTTGACAGTGCCTGCGAAAGCTGGTACATAGCCGTGGCTGCCTGTGCCGAAGATGCACCGGACATAGCGGCCACGTTGGAAAGGCCCTTAATCGAGGAGACCGATTCCTTCAGACCGACGCCTGCTGATGTGAACATACCAATGTTCTTGGTCATTTCACTGAACGAGTAAATCGTCTTATCAGCGTACTGGTTCAGCTCGTCGAGGGCCGCGTTAATAGTGGCTACAGTCTCACCCTTGGAGAAGGTGTTGGCCTGAATAGTCTGAACCGCGTTAAGCTGGTTCTCGTATTCACGGAAGCCATCCAGAATCGGTCCGAACGCGAAGGAGCTGAGCATCGAGCCTCCGGCCATAATAGCCTTCGACGCGATGTTACCGAGTGCGACAGAAGCGGCACCACCGAGCATTGTAAAGTTCGTCGAGGTCTGCTTAGCGACAGCACCGATGTTCGCCGTACCCGCAGTTGCGCCTGAAGAGGCCCCGATGATAGTAGTGTTTACGTTCTTAACACTGGTGGCGAGGCCATTCATACCCTTAGCAGCATTCTGGGCTGCCGGGTTGATTCCATCAAGACCGGTTGTTGCAGTCTTGAAGTTCATTCCCTCCTTGAGCCGGGTGACGTTCTTAAGAACACCCTCGACCTTGGATGAGAACTTTGAGTCGTCAAGCTCAAGGCTTACGACCTTGTTTTCAATAGACTTTGCCATGTTACTCGAGTGCCTTTCTCACCATTTCATCGATCTCTTTGAAAATTGGGCGCATAGCAGGGTTAATGTAATCTTGACCCTTTACGTATCCGCCCTGCCTAGTACCGTGTCCGTATTGCAGGATGATGGCAATAGGCACTCCATCAACAACATGGGTGTTATACCAGACGATCTTAATACCTCGACTGGTTTTAACCGTCTTGTAAGCCCAGGAACTGGCTGTTTTACCAGTCTTTGTGGGGGTTGCAGATTGGAGGGCCGCCAGACCACGTGAGGCTGCATCGCCAAGTACAGAACGAAGGTTCTGATCCTTTACTCTTTGCAGCCATTTTGACGTGTCGAAGTCTCCTTTGAAACTCATCTCAATCATGACGGCCCTCCTTTCTGTTAGTTATTGATCACGCGAGTGAGTTCAGTCGCAGTGATCGGGCCTACGATACCGTCGGTCGTCACGCCGAGGATTCGCTGAACCTCAGCGACGGTTTCGTCGTGAGCCTCTTCCGAAAGCTCGCCCCAGACACCATCGACCTCGGTTCCGACGACTTCCTGCGCGAATTCGATACCGCACGGGAAGTTGTTACCGCCCCAGTCAGAAGCGGAGACGAGGACGAGCGCTCGAAGGTTAAGGTCGGAAGCGTCTGCGGAGCAGTGCAGGACCTTAGCGAGCTGTTCTCGTCGGTCGACCGTGGTGACCGCGGGAGGAGCGTACGCAGGAGTGACCTCACCACCGGAGAGGCGGTTGTACATCTCGACTGCATAACCCATGTAGGCGTCGCGGTACTTGTCTCGGAGCTGGAACGGGCAAGCCGTCGAAGTGAAGTCCGAGTGCGGGAACACGTTCCATCCCCACGTGGGTGAACCAAGACCGTATCCGTAGCAGAGAGCACCGGTAAGGTAACCACCGTACTTGATCGTGGCTTCGGAGATATCCCAAGGTGTTCCGTCGTTGGGTCCCGTGATGTTGGCGTGCTCGATACCGATGGACTTGGTGTTAGCTTCCCAGCTACCGGCATGGTACGCAGTATCGTAATCATGGACAGTCTGTCCGATGGTGCCATCGTCCTCGACCTGGTAGTGCGCCGAAGTTCCGGCGCCTTCCCAGAAGTTACCTACAGTCTCGGTAGACTGACGAACTCCGGCGTTGTGGTGCAGAACGATGAACTCGATGTCCTTACCCTCGCGACCTCGGGTAAACGATCGGTTGATGAGGTACTGCTTATCAGCAATGAGATTGGAAAAATCCACAATTAACCTTTCGAGTTGTATTTAGCCCGACGGGCCTTATTCATAGCTGCTCGTTGAGCTGCTGTTGCACTGGCGCTGGCATTACTTCCGCCCTGTTTAGCAGCGGAAAGCTTAATCAGTGTAAGTAGTCTGTTTAGATTCCACTTGTCGCACTCATACGGGATATTAAACTGCGACATATACCAGTAGATGAGTTCACTGGTCATGGAATCTTTAGGTCCGCCCCTAGAAGGCGGGTCTAGTAGATGAGTGGCAGAGGCTTCGTCGGCGATGTATTCTGCTATTTTGACCTGAACGTTTCGATCAAGTCGACGCATGAAATCCCCGGGGAGAGGTTCCTCCGACATACATTCTACATAGTACACTGTTTCTTCCGGAGTAGCGGGAGGGTTGTCTAGAAACGAGCGTTTGTAGACTGACTCCCACTTACTCACGGCTGCCAGTGAGTGTGTTAGATGTAAAGTGTACGAAGGCATGGTTACGAACGTGGACGAGTCCTCGTCGAACCGCTCTTCCCCGGGGAGTTCAAGCGTTAGTGAGATCATGCCGCCACGAGCGTCTTAATCTCGTCGGGAGTGAGCAGCGTAGCGGGACTAGCGACGCCATACAGCTTGTCGGTGATCTTCTTGTACTTCTCGGGGGTGAGCTTGGTAGAGTCGATCGTGATCAGCGAGGTGGGCTGAGCACCCGTCACGTTGATCGGAGTCGTCGAGCACTCCCACGAGAACGCGATAGCCTCGGGCGAATCCGAGATGGTGTTGTAAGCCTTCTCGGAAGGTGCCGCCATAGCGCCGTAGATGATGTGCAGAAGCTCACCATACTGGTCGCCCTTGGTGTCGTTGCCGAGCTTGGTGCAGTACGAGAACGCGAAGCGCGAACGAGGCTGCTGGCCGATGTTGACACCGGCGAGAAGAGCAGCGGTGCCGTCGCACACTGCGAACTCGTCGGGGTACGTGTACGCCTCGATCGTGAACTTCAGGTTCTCTGCCGAAATCAGCGTCAGGTACTTGATGTTGTCCGCGTAGACGTCCGAAGACTCGGCGCCTTCCGGACTCTCGGAAACCGACTTGAGGCCGTTCCAAGCCACGCCGTTACCGTAACGGTTCTGCTTGAGGTCGTAAGGGAACAGAACTCCCTTGTTGACGCCAGTCTGGTAAATGTGCTGGCCTTCTTCGTCCCACTTGATGGGCATGATTTCTCCTTAGAGGTAGGTTGTAAACACGAAGTGATTCATACCCTCGGAGGTATATGTCGTGTCTAGCGTTGTGTAAGGTATGTCGAGAATAGCGTCGATCGCATCGGGTTGTGGGTCTTTGGTGATCAGAGTCACTGTGTACTCGAGATTATCCTTATACCGACGATCCGAAGCATGTGTCGACTTATTACGGGACAGATGGAACAGCACCGCAGGGTAGTCCATCTTAAGGTTCTCAGGCGGCTGAAAGTATACCCTGTTATGGGCTACAGCCTTCCTGAGAAGATGTAGGAGATCTTTATACGTGCGCATACAGACCTCCTAGATTGATCGTAACTCGTGGTGGATCGATAGATACTGATTGTACCTCCCATTTTGAACCTTTCCACACTACGTATCGAAGGTCCATCAAATGGTTGTTCATCCACGGAGTTGCGATTACGCTAACTTCGTTGGAGAGTCGGAGGTTGGTGTTTACGGAATCCGAATTCTTGTACCGATTCGAGATCCTGCGAAGGAATCCCTTAGCTGGTACTTCTTTTCGTTCCTCCAGATAGACACCTTCCTCCGACTCTACCGTAGTTACGAAGCCTAGCTTACCGCTAAACTTCGACATGCACTCAGGCCTTATTGCGAGAAATCGTGAGCGCGGAATACGGGGCTGTCAGAGAACCCGACAGCCTCGTTTCCATGAGGTACTTGTACTGATTAAAATCCAGGTCAAAGGTTTCAGCCATACCAAGTTCAGCACCGGCGTTAGAGCCGATCGTGTAGTCGCGCAGGTCGACCACAATAGCGAGGAGTTCGGTGTCGACACCCTTAACCTGGTGCTCGAAACCGTTCATCTGCGGGACGGTGACGATCTTCGAGACGCCCATAGCGGCGGCGAGGGAAGCCTCGGTCTCGTAGATGCGGCGACCATTCTTGTCCTTCAGCAGAAGGAGCGAGACGAGGCGCTTCTTGTCGATGAACAGCGTCGGGGATCCGGAACCCTCGAGGTCTGCAGACGCCAGGACGATGTCGTCAACCAGAGTCTCGTCGGTCGTGTCGTGCTTGAGAGCCTTGTGGATCGCGTAGAGCTCGTTCTCCTTGATGATGGGGCGAATCGCCTCCTCGTTCACCTTATCCGGATCGGACTCGGTACGACCGTCACCCAGAAGGATCGCGCGAGCGATTTCCTCGTTGAGCTTACCCTTCATCTCGGACTTCAGCCAGGAGACGACGTTCATGTCGGTGATGTCGACAATATCGTCACGATCCAACCTCTGCTTTTTATAGATCGTCGTGGGGGACGTCGTACGCATGAGCAGCTTGATGACCTCGTCGGTCTTCTTGGCCGCCTTCTTCGCGTAACCCTTAGCGCGAGCCTTGTCATCGCGGATGTCCGCGAAAATGGACTTGATACGAGCAAAGGGGGAGTGCTTCGTACCGTTCATCACGACAGAGACCCAGCTCTGGTCGCGGTCGAGGGTGATCGGCTCGTCCGTGATGCTCTTGGCATCAGGGAACAGATAGCCGATGTTTTCGATTCCGTAATCTGCATGGCGCAGTTCCTCGGACAGGGTAGTGCCGTTCGTCTTCGCGCGCTCAACAATAGCGGCGAAATCCGAGTGGGACAGGGTGTTCTGAGCGTCCTTATCGGTGCTCTCGAAGATGTTGTGCTTCATGTTTTCCTCTTCGTCGGTTTCTTCGTCGGTTTCTTCGGAGTCCTCTTCGGAGTCCTCTTCGGATTCCATGTCGATTGCGGCGGCGATCAAGTAGTTGACGGCCTCCATCTGTTCTTCGGTGAGATCTGAGAGAATGTCACCGATGGTACGATCCCCCTCGGGAGAGGAATCTTCTTCGTTGGCGGTTTCTTCTTCCCCACCCTCGAAGTCTTCATGAGTCGCGTCGTCTTCCGTGATTCGAATGACGGCGGAGTATCCAGAATCATCGCTGTGAGCCACAGCAACGTTCTCGATGGTAGCTCCAGGGTTGGCTCCTCGAAGAACAAGGGAAACCTCAACGATGTTTCCATGCTCGACGATAGGTCCATTCTGTCGGAGCTGGTTTGCGAAGATCGACATGGCGTTGATATCACCATGCTCAATCAGTTCGCGTGCGTGATCAGCCTGCTGACTTCCATTAAAGAAGCCGTAGGCGTACACGCCCTTACCTCGATTCTCGAGCATTGCATGACCGAGAACATTGGTGACTTCACCGTGGCCGTGCTGCCAAACAAGAGGCACAACGGCCCCATCGTTCTGCGAAAATGCATCGTGGCCGATAGTACGGCCGTCGGTACACTTAACGCCGGCAACAGTGGCCCAGCCGGAGAAGTCGGCCTTGCTAGTGTCAAGATCCATCGACACTGTCATTTTGAACCTCCTGTTTGGATTCTGCGTTTGCAGAGCTTGTGTACGGGTTCGCCAACTGATCAGCCTTAGGATCTGTAGCCTGAGGCAGACCGATAATGGATCGAATCTCGTTAGGCGTCATCACCAGGTTGGTAATGAACGTTTGTGCCATCGACGCGACCGAGTCTAGGGACGCCGAAGAGAAGGGATCGCGAACGTAGATAATACGCTGCCCTTGAGTTCGAGCGGTCCTAGTCAGGAAGACCATGGTCGCCGACTTGGTGATGCTGTCCAAGATCGGTCGGACTGTCCTATTATAGTAAGACAGGTTGGTCTCAGCATCCGCGGTACCATTGAATACGCTCTCAGTAAAACCTAGCGCGTTGTAGAGTTGCTCCGTCAGATACTTAACCTGCTCAAGTAGGTTGTTCTCCACCGGACGGTTCAACTGAGTGATCTTCTCTGCTCCATCGACGTAGGCTACGCCGATTTCAGAGTTTCGAAGCTGCGATTCAATGGCCTCGCGTCGGCTTTCCGCCTGTTGCTGTCTAAGTTCGCCTCGTACCGAATACGGGAGCTGGATAATAAGATCCAGTTTCTTACCCAAGGCACTATTATCAATGGCGTCTAGTGCATCGAGCTTTCGTGCGAGTCGCTGGGCCAATGAGCCATTGGTCGCAGTGACGTCATACAGTGGCGAGTGAACAACACAGACAGAATGTTTAGAAACGGTGATCGTTTCTCGGTTTCCGGTACGGTCGTTATAGACATCTACATCGACCGAATCAGTGTACCAGTTTACAACACGACCTACGCGCATTGAAAGGACATCAAACGAGCCGTCTTCATTCAGTTGGATGTCTGTATCGACTGGTACCAGAACCGCAGACCCGTATTCAAGCATCGTGTACACGAGTTCGTAGATCAGACTATTAGATGTCTGGTCTACGTTAGCCATCAACGAAAGGCATTCGTTTAGCTTGGATGGTTGTTCTGAATCATACCTGCCATTTTGATCGACACGGACGTGACGAATCGGCGTGTTAGAGACGTCCAGCGCAATCTTGTTGTAAAGCGTTTGGACTAGGTTAACACTTCCGCCAGATCGATACCTGGGTCTGTATTCACTGTATGTCCGAGTAATCAACGAATGAGAGTCGTTGCTTGTGAACACGTTCCAGGCTTTTGTAAGTCTCGATCGGATACCCATACAACCTCCTTTCCTTACGCGAAGTCGTCTAGTTGTTGTTTGTATGCAACCCAAGCGTCCATCAATGCTGCGACGCTGTCGATCTTAAGATCCATTCGTTTCTTAAGAATCTTTCGGTTGCCGTTAGTGTCCTCGATGGTGATGGTGTTACCCATCGCCCAGGACATTAGCTCTTGATCGAACAGCAGATGTCTATCCGAAGATAGCTTCTTCAATTCGCCAAGCGGCACTGATTCCGTCCTAGCTCCCTGGATGACCTTATGAACACCGTATGGTCCGTTTTCAGTCACCCATCGCTCGACGAACTCACGTGCATTGTAGGGGTCGTAGCCAAATGCTCGAACATCAAACTCCGAACGGATGATAAAGTCATCCAGATCATTGTAGACTGCGATCATATCGAGAATCGTCCCGTCCATGACTTGAAGGGAGCCTTCTCGAATGAAAGATTCGTATTTGACGCGACCTGCGGCCGGTAGTTTATCGAACGTTCTGGTGGTGATGTACGCTCGAGTCTTTACTCCGAAGGTACCGTCACCTAGCGGGAAGAGGAATGTAAAGGCACAGAAGTCGTCACCCTGTGACAGGTCCGCTCCCATTGCGCATGGCATCTGCCAGTACTCCCTCTTCTGATGGGGTATCGTTTCTTCATAAGTAAAGAAGTACGTATACCCCTCCATGGGGATACCAAAACGCTTGGCCAAGATGTCGTTACGGGCTGAGGGCACATTTTCAGCTCGAGCGACGTCTCGTTGGTAGGTATCATAAGACACGGTCTTACCGATGTTCGGCTGCGCCTTGATCCACATGTTAGGATCAGCCACTTCTTCCACTTCGTCCAGTCTGTAGTACCAGATGGACGTGTGCGGATCGTAGTAGTCTCCCTTTAGGATGCTAAGTAACTCCATTTTGATGGAATCGCCGATACCGTTTCGGACTGTGCCCTCCGAAGACACGGCAAGGATCACCCAATCGTTAAGTTTGGATGCGCCCTGCTCTAGAGCAGAGATGACGTCTTGCCTAACGTCTCCGGATAGCCATTCGTCTACGGTATTCACTTTGGTTCGGAGACCCTGAAGTTTGTCAACGTTCATGGGTCGAACTTCAAGTAGCGATTTAGTCGAGAAGTTCTCAATCCCTCGCTTCGTAGGCGTCAAGAGAGCCTTGTTACGGTTACCGCCAGATGTCGAGTGTACACTCCCGGCAGTTAGAAACTTGAACAGGGGGCCTCTCGATCTGGTAATCGCAGTCTTGAACGGGCTGAGAGTCTCCTCAGCCTGTGGCATCGTTGGCGCCGTTGCGACCTGATGCGTAGTCGCCGTATCAATCGTAAGGAAATACGCGTGAATGAACGACATATACATTGATTTGGCAGCGCCTCGAGCGACGATAAGATACTGCTTATTTACAAGCCTTCTCTTTTCGTCTACCTGAACGTACTTACCTTCGTGACCGTTCTCATCCGGGATGAATTTGGTGACTCGTTCGAAGTAGAACCATGACAGCAGACTCTCAGCCCAAAGTTTGAAGCTATCGAGTAGTGTCAGGTCTGCTCCGTCAGTGAGAGTCATCTCGTTGTTGCAGAAAGCGATGAAGCCCTCGATTGCCTGGTCGTCGTAATAGTAACGAGGATTAGCAATAAGATCATCAATACGGTTCATCTCCATTTCAATGGTTCGAGAGACTGGAATTTCTCCAGCTAGGACTTTATCTCGGAATTCTCCATAGTATTTTGGTGTGGCCGTATTAGACAGCGTCACTACTTCTTATCCTTCTTCTTTATGACCTCGGAAAGACCTGTAGCTCGATCAGCTTCCTTAGCCAGAGCCTTGATGCTACCCGTAGACAGGTTGGAATCGATGGCTCCGATTAGCATATCGCTAGCCTTCTTGGCTGCGTACTTGGTCAGGTTCGAGCTGGCCTCGCTCACGAATGTGTCTGCGAGCTTCGCGAACTGAGATCGGTTGGCCTTCTCATACTCTGCGAGCTTCGCCTTCAGTTCAGAGTTGGTCTTCTCGAGCTGGAGACGCTTGTTTTGTTCGATGAGATCTGTAGTGGTCAGATTCTTGGGGAGTGCCTTCCTCTGGTCTCGAGTAAGACCGCCCTTTGGTGTGGTCGCATACTTCTCAAGCTTAGCTTGCTTTTCTGCTTCCTTAGCCTTCTTCTTCTCATCGCGCTCATGCTTCTTCTGTGCACGCTCCGCGTCTCGCTGCTTCTTCTTTCGATCCTGCTCAGCCTTTCGAGCTTCTCGAAGCTTCTGGTTTTCAAGCTTCTTGCGGGCTGCTTCGGCCCTCTTTTGAGCGTGATCGGCACTAGCCTTAGAAAGCTTCTGGCGAGCTGCACTAGCTGCCTTCTTGGCGCCACTAGCTGCCTTCTTGGCACCGCTAGCAGCCTTCTTAGCAGCACTTGCAGCCTTCTTAGCTGCCTTCTTGGCTTCCTTTTCGGCGTTCTTTCGGTCGATCTTCGCCTGAAGATCAGCTGCTCGATCGGCAGCGATCTTATCCTTTTCTGCCTTGGATTTGACGGCCGAACCTGTGCTATTTTCGGGCTGCTTACGGACGCCCCACTTCATACCAAGGACGCCGTAGTGTGCTAGTTCCTCTGAATTGTGAGTCTCCACTCGATCTCACTCCTTAGTTGCTTGATGGCCTCGATCGTGAATGATGTGGCCGGTGGATCGAATGCTAGCTTAACAGAGTAATTGACGTACTGTCGCAGCATTCTACCAAGTACCGTGGTTGGATAGTCATCCGACGCGGATTGAGGAAGAGCTGGATCCTCTGTCAACTGCGTAGCAGTCATGAGGGAGTTCTCAATAGCGTCGGTTAGCTCGAGATCGAAATCGGTGTCTTCATTCTCGATGTTAAGATACCGTTTCGTCTCTTCTAGAATGGTCACGAGATCCTCCTCCCCCATAATGTCGTGTCTCCGGGAGACCTAGGCTCAAAGTCAACCAAGGCCAAAGGAGACGTTCCGTAGTGAATAGCGTTATGCGTATCTCTAGATACACAAATAAGGTTGTTCAGATCCCACATACATGGGTCTGCATCAGAGCATTGTCGGGGTGTTAGAGGATTTATATGATGAACTACGATACTATCGTAGATCTCATAACCCTCTATACCTAGATCACAGCCAAGGTCCCTAGCGATCGCCTCTGTTCGAGCTTTTCGCCAGACGTCAGATCTGTAAAAATCCTGATTCATCCACCTAGAGCCTCCGAAGGTCTCGTCGAAGAACTCTCCATTCAAGGAAAGGTACTCGAGTCGTTCTTCGAAGGTCTCCAGCCTGGACAATTCGCTATAGCTGCGCATCGGGCTCTCCAGAATATAACCTGAAGGCGTCCAGAGCTTCCGAAACAAGCTCTTCGGTTCTGGCTGCCGACTCGAGAGCCGAAACTTTAGCCTGTGCGAGTAGAGTGTCCGCTTTAATGCGCTCTTGTTCCAGCTTTTCCCTACTTCCACCGAGTTTTAGGAAGTGTAGGATCACAGAATTGGACGCTGTACCGTCCATAATCTGCTGTGCGGCTAGATCCATCGCACCTGCAATAGCCAATCGCTCCGCTTCTTCTGGGCTAGTAGGGGGTTTTCCCCGCTTTTTAACCATACATGCTCCTCTTTTGGTTCGTTCGAGACGAGTTTTAACCTACACGACCGCCGGTTGAAAGGAGCATGAAAGACCGGCCGATGAGAGAACCAGGCCGTGTAGGCTAAAACCCATCTCGAAATATCCCTCCGGGGGTAAATCGAGG